AGTAGTTCAATACAATAGACTAAGCAATCCTTCTAGATGTCACTTTGGTATCGTAGGTTCTATCTATAATCTGAATGACAGTAAGCCATTCTCACTAGTAGATATGATGAAGCCTTATAGTTATCTTTATGATGCCATCCACGATAGACTTAACAAACTTCTAGCTAAGAACTGGGGTAAGATAATTGAACTAGACTTATCTAAAGTACCAGCTGGATGGGATATTTCAAAGTGGCTGTACTATGCTAAGACTAATAATCTAGCTGTAATTGATAGCTTCAAGGAAGGTAACATTGGAGCTGCTACTGGTAAGCTAGCAGGAGCATTAAATAATGCAAGTAGAGGTGTTATAGATGCAGAATTAGGAAACATTATTCAACAAAATATCAACCTCCTGGAATTCATTAAACTCGAGATGTCTGATGTGGCTGGAATCTCAAAGTAGAGAGAAGGACAGATTAGCAACAGAGAGACTGTTGGAGGTGTTGAAAGAGCTACTCTTCAGTCTTCGCATATAACTGAGTGGCTATTCATTCAGCATGATGATGTTAAAAGAAGGGCCCTTGAGTGCTTCTTAGAGACAGCAAAGATAGCTCTAAGAGGAAGAAGCAAAAAGTTCCAATATATCTTATCTGATAACTCAATGAGAGTTATGGATATTGATGGTGATGAATTTGCAGAAGCTGATTATGGTCTAGTAGTAGACAACAGTAATGCTATTCAGGAACTACAGCAGAAGATGGATATGCTTGCACAAGCAGCTCTTCAGAATCAGACTCTTAACTTTTCTACTATAATGAAGCTCTACAATAGCTCATCTCTCGCTGAGAAGCAAAGAATGGTTGAGAGAAACGAAAGAGAACTTATGGAAAGACAGCAGCAGATGCAGCAACAGCAGATGGAAGCTGAGCAGCAAAAGGCTCAGATGGAAGCTCAAGCTAAGGAAGCTGATATGCAGTTGAGAGACCAGATGAACATCAGAGATAATGAGACCAAGGTATTAGTTGCTACTATAGCAGCTGGCTCTAAAGCTCAAGAAGGAGATGGTATTGAAGAGCCAGAGTTCTCAGAAGAAGCTAGGGCTAATCTTATGGAGAAGATGAGACAGTTTGATGAGAGACTTAAGCTCGATAAAGAGAGGCTAGCATTTGATAAACAGAAGGCTAAGACGGACGCTGAGCTTAAGAGAAAACAGATTAATAAGAAACCAAATACAAGTAAGTGATGAAGAAGTTTGAGAATATAGTATTATCAGATACTGAGCCTAGCATATATAGTATCTGGTTAAAGAACGGAAAGTTATATTACTTTAATAATGGTACTTGGAATGAGATAGTAACAGCTACTATAACTCAGCCAGAACCAGAAGTTCAAAACGCTAATATAGACGGAGAATGATAAGAAAGTTTAGAGCAATAATACAGACCCCGAAAGAACCATAGGACCACGAAGTCCTATGGTACTGGAAGGGAAAAGTGCTTTTCTGGGATAATGGAGGGTGGAGACCCTTCCATCTCATTGATGCCGTGGAAGTATCCTATTCTTCAGAAGAAGCAGAAGAAGTAAAAACTGTACACGAAGCTCTAGATAAGTTATTATATGTCACTCCTAAGATAAGTAGCTTTACTCTTAGATAGGCTGGGACCTATGAAGCTGGAGTTACTATAAGTTCTTTAGATTTCTCTTGGAGCTATAATAAGAAGCTTATTAGGAAACAAAGACTTGATGGTATTGAGTTTCCAACTACAGTAAGACAAGCTACTTTAACAAAGGATATTACTTCTAACACTTCTTTTACTCTTTGGGCCTCTGATGGTACCAATGAAGTTAGTGCTAGTACCTCTATTAGATTTGTAGACTATATCTACTACGGAGTACAAAGCAAGGAAGGAGTATCAATTAGAAGATATAAAGTAAATCCTGCATCAGCTGGTATAAATGTCACAGCATAGAGTAATGAGTATATTTGGATATTCATTCCTAGGAGTGCAGGCTACACAAAGTTGTGGCATAATAATGTAGACTCAACTGATGACTTTGTTCGTGAGTCTATGTCTTTTATGACCGATACTAACTTATCTATAGCTGGGACATTTTATGTCTCAAAGAATCATAGCTTAAATAACGTAATCCTTAAACTTACTTGATATGCCAAAGTTTTTAGGTGAAATAGTACAGAACGGTGGTGATTTCGCACTACTAGACTCTTCTAATCTAAGAGGTGGCTTTATACAAGTAAAGACCATCCAAGAAAGGGATAGCATTATACCTGACAAGTTAAAGCTAAATATGCTAGCCTTTGTGGAAGAGGACCAAAGAATTTATAGATATAGAGGAGATACTTGGACTCTATTTAAGATTGCAAGCAATGACCTTGATGGTGCTACTCCTCTTACACAGAATACAACAGTTAAGGAAGTAACTGAGGAAGAGAATTATTACAAGATTATCTTTGAGGATTAGATATTCAAGGGTAATGACATTGTAGGGTTTGATATTCAAGATGACCTAACTGGTCAATACTTCAAGATAGAGTACATCAGAGAGGATGCAGCTTATGTAAGTAAGGGTAGTCCTATTCCTAATAAGTATTAGGTAGTATACCAGATGGGCAGCACCTCAGATAGGTCTAGGCAGTTAGTACTTATGTTCCATGAATATAACGGAGCTATAGTATTATCTCAGTTCCTTAACATGGCTATTGAAGGCATCAACACTAACTACTTCTTCAGGTTAGGTCAACATGGAGTTAACTCATGGAAGATATATGGTGAAGATGTATACTTCAAAGGTACCTTTATCGATGAAAAAGGCAGAAATCTATCTGACCTCGTTTCAATAAACTAGGAGACCATTGATACAGGTCTTACTGGATTAAGAAGAGAGTTTGGTTATGAGAACCTTCTTAACAATCCATTCTTCATCGATGGCTTAGACTGCTGGCTTACAAAAAACACTGCTTTATATTTTAAGGCTAATGGTAAGTGGATAATGACAAATAGAACTTTGCTCTCTACAAAGAGAGACGGTGCTTTTGTTATTGTTGAGAATGGTCAGGCAGTACTTAGGTTAGTTAATGGGTTTATTTCTCAGAAGAATGAAAACCTTAAGAAGATAACAGACCTTGATTAGCTAGAGAAGCCTTACTATGTTACTCTTGTATTTAACTATAAGCCAGTAACAGCAGGGACTCTTAAAGTAGCAATCAAGAATGAAACATCTGAGGGTTATGATACCCCTATTGCTCAGTATAGAGCTGAACAATATCTTACTCCAGATACCTAGTATCACACATTCAAATCTACATTCTTATGGAATGGAACTGGAGACTTCACCTTAGAATACAATGGAGAAGTAAAGATTCAATCCATAGTTATTAAGATAAACGAGCTTAAGACTTTTGAAAGGAAGTACAGGGAGCTGTTTGAGTATAGTGATACTCTGGTTGAAATGGCTAAAGCATATTTAAGTAACTCTTAAAATAATTTAATATGGCAATAACTGCAGAGGAAAAGCAGGAACTTATTCAAGATGTGATTAATGAGATTACTACTCAATCTACTAGCATTGATGAGCTTGATGTTGTAGATAGTGTAACCGCAGTTGATTCACTTCCTGCTTATAAGAAAAGTACAAGTACTCTTGTTAAAGTGCCTATTCCTCTTATTTCTAAGCCCGCTACAGATGCAGCAGTAACTGCTAATGCAGCTGCACAGAGAGCTACTACAGCAGCTCAGGAAGCAGACGCAGCAAAGGAAGCAGCAGAAACAGCTACTACTGAGGCTCAGGAAGCAAAGGAAGCAGCAGAACAAGCGACAACTAGAACTATACAAGTAGCTGAGGGATTAGCAACTGCTATTAATGATATTAAGTCTACAGCAGATGGTGCAGACAATCTCTCTAAAGAACTAAAGCAGCAAGTAGGGAACTTCAAAATAATTGTACTCACAGAAGCTGAATACGAAGCTCTTGAGGCGAAGGATGAAAATGCTATCTACTTCTGCACAGAAAACGAAGACGAAGCATGATATTTCCTAGCGATAAAGAATTGGAGTCCAGTTTCATTGGAGGTAAGATAGTAACTCAAATATGCAAAGGTTTGCAGCTTGTATGGGAAGCTATCAAGAGTTGCTTTGGAGCTGGTTATTGGAAGAACGATGCCCCTTGGTCTAATACTGAGGGTTGGAAAAATTAATCTAATATATAATTTATGGCAAAATTTAGTACGAATCCTATTACAAGTATTGACCAAGACTGGGGGAAGGACCCTGCAAATAACCTTCCCTTCAGTGGTCAAGCTATCCAGGACTTCATTAAGGAGGAGCTTGGAGAAAGGATAACACAGACTGATGCTGGTAACATGGTTAGTACTCAGCTAAGGACACAGCTCTTTGGTGGAGGAACTAGGAATGTTGTTACAGCAGTAGATGGAACTAGCCAGGCCCTCACTGTGAGCAGTGTGGATGCTGATGGAGTTTCCTCTACTAACACTATTAACATTGGTATTCCTGATGTTAATGACAGACTGGTAACCGTGTCTACTCAGCTATCAAGTCCTGCTATCAATGTGGGAGGAGAGGTTAGTATTGCCTATGGCTTTACTATTGCTGACTATCAGAACAACATTATTCCTAATAGCTTTGCTAATGTAGAGCTCAGGATTACTAGACAGGGTTCTGTAAATCCCTTCTACACTCAGTCTCTGGGTTCTCTGGCAGCCTCTGACTCTGCTGCTACCCTTTCTCATAGCATTGACTTGACTAATATTATTGCAGATAATATTACAAACAATGCTAATGTGATTGTCACTCTAGCTGTAACTCACACTTACACCTATGAGGATGAAGGAGTAACTAAGTCAAAGACTATTACCAAGTATGGTACATCTACACTTACTGTGCTAGCTCTGTCACTAACTACTAGTATTAGTATACTTAGCCAGGGTCTACAGGGCCAGGTTAGTATTCCTTACACTGTAAAGGGAAATGGTAACAAGACTGTTTACCTATACAAAAACGGCGTACTCCTTGACCAACACACAGATATTACTGCTAATACATCAGCTAATTCTTTCTTAATCTCAGGAGGTCTCGGAGCTGGTGTAACTAACTTCCAGTTGGTAGCTGAGACTACTCAATCAGGTGTTACTGTGAGAAGCTCGTCTCATTACTTTGACCTATTTGGGTCAGCAGCTGGTACAGTAATCTGTCTTAAGGTAGAGGACATTACTGGAGACATTCAGGGAGTTGGAGATTATGCTTCTCCTAAGTTCTCTGCTGCTAAGTTTGGAGATTTCAAGATTAACTACTATGCTTATAACCCAAGTGAACCCTCACTTCAGGCAGTAGTGTTAACTGAGGAACTCAACTCAGATGGAGTAACTATTGTAGCTTCTCCTTCAGAGCAAACTCTACAGAGAAATGTGTACACCTATAGTAAGAGAATTAAAAGTTCTAATGACCTCAGAGTTACCTTCACTGTAGATTCTACCGAGAAAGTAGTTACAATTACACCCCTTGCAAGCTCTATCAACATTACTCTTCCTACAGAGAGCCTCAAGTTAAATCTTGACGCTGATGGTAGAAGCAACGAAGAAGTTAATCCAGCTGTATGGAACTATGGTGATATAACTACTCAGTTCGAGGGACTTAACTGGCAATCTAATGGTTGGGTATCTGACGGAGGAAGTACAGCCCTTCTTCTTCAGAATGGAGCTAAGGCTACTATTAACTTCCCACTATTTAAGTCAGTTGATGGTTATCCTGTAACTAAGAATGGTTGTACCTTTGAGATTCTATTTAAGTGCAGCAATGCTACACTGGAGGAGAATGATATTATCTCTTGTTACTGGAGTAATAACCTCAATAGAAGGACTGGTCTTAATATTACTACTACTTATGTAGGTGTTAATACAGGTGATGTAACTGACTATACTAGTGAAGATGCTAAAGATTCAGAGGGTAATCCTCTTGTAACTAGTGTTATAACTAGAGTAGGTTCTCAGTATGCACAGGATAACTACTACAAGTATACCTTCGTAATTGACCCAGAAGCTCCTGGTATTGGTGGTAACAAAGGTCTTTGCTTTGGTTATCTTGATGGTATTTTATCATATATCTCACCTATCCCAGCATCATTTATCAACCTTGAGTCTCTACCTATCGTGATTGACTCTACTAACGCTGACGTATATATTAAGTCTATCAAGTATTATGATGAACCCCTCACACATGACCAATGTGTAGATGAGTATATAATTGACCAGACTTCATCATCAGCCATTGAGGAGCTTTACAAGGAGAACGAAGTTCTTGGCACAGACTCAATAGGTAACCAATATATGTCTCCTCAGAAGCTTAGGACTATGGGTAGAGGTGTTATGATTATATCACCTTCGTCACAGCAGACTAGCACTACTTATCTACAAGACCTTAATAAGTCTTCTGACAAGAAGAGCTACTATGGACCATTCAGAGTAGACTACTTTGCTCCTGCCCTTGACCTTAATCTGGGTTACACATCAGTGCCTGTAAAGGGTAACGCCTTTAACTTTACTCATACTGAGTGTGCTATAAGGATACAAGGTACTACTTCAACAAAGAGACCTAGAAAGAACTATAGATTGCACTTCAATAAGAAGGACGGTGATAACAAACCCGCTAAGGGTTCATTCATTGTAGGAGGGGAAGTCAAAGATAGCTTCAAGTACGCCATGAGCCCAGGTGCTGTTGAAGTGCCTATTGCTTGTCTTAAGGTTGACTATGTTGACTCATCAATGACTCACAACACTGGTGGTGCTGTTATCTTTAATGAGCTTACTAGGAACGTAGCTGCGCTTAGAAACCCAGCTCAACAGAGAGAGTTTGTAAACAGCTCTACTGACATTAAGACTAGAGTAGCTATCGAAGGTTTCCCAATTGATGTATTCGCTGCTACAAGAATTATCAACCCAGATTACACAGATACTCTAGAAGACAGTAACTATGAAGGTCTTGAGTATATGGGTCAGTATAACTTCAACAACGATAAGTCTAAGTCAGGTGCAGTATTTGGTTTTGATGGAGCATATAAGTATGATGAAGATGGTACTTATAATCCTAGTGGAGCTTATCAACCTATATGTATGGAGTTCCTAGACAACTATACTTCACTAGACCTATTCCAGATGAAGTTTACTTCTGGAGGAGCTCTTGATGAAACAGCTTCATATGCTAACTTTAATAAGGCTCTTGAAGTTAGAGCTCCAGCAGACGTAACAGACCATGTGGCTAGCACTAGTCTTGATGACCTAGCTACCTCTGAGTACATCAAAGATGACAAGGGTAATACAACTTCTAGCTCAAATGTTTACAAGTGGGTTCCTGGACAGATTAAGAGAGTATTCAACTTCGTTGGTGAATGTGCTAAACAAGTAGCTCAGAATAATGGAGTATCTCCTTACTCACTTAATAATATGACCTCAGCTCAGTTTGAAGCACTCGACTGGACATCATCCAAGTTCACTAATGAGGCAGAGGATTACTTTAACATGGCTAGTATCTGTGCTTGGTACATCTGGACAGACTACCTAATTGCAGTTGACCAGAGAGCTAAGAACATGATGTTATACACTATGGACGGTAAGCATTGGATGCTTCAGTACTACGATGGTGACACCATGTTAGGTGAGAGAAATGACTGTTTCCTTGCTTATGACTATCTAACAGATAGAGATACTTATGACAATGCTGTAGGTCAGTATGCTTTACAGGGACACGATAGCTGGCTATGGTATCTAGTAAGGGCTAACTTTGATAATATGCTTACTACTGTTTGCAGAAGCATGAGAACTTCTGGTAAGTTTAGTGCTGAGTACTTCAAGCAGGTTCTTAATGGTCAGTTCGTAAACAGCTGGAGTCAGAGACAGTATAACTACTCTCAGGAGTACAAGTATATTGGACCTCTTACTGAAGACTTCTCAGGTACTGATATTGGTACTAACTTTATCAATACTGCACAAGGTTCTAGAGAGGCTCACAGAACATATACTCTAGAGAATAGATTTAACCTACTTGACTCTAAATATAAGACGGATGCTTATGCTTCTGATGCGTTTGCATACTATGGTAGGGAAGGTGTTACCAATAAGCTAAAGATTGTATCTAGCATTCCTTTCTACTATGGTTGGGTATTAACTGGTCAGAGTATCACTACTGGTCTACAGCAGCACTTAGTAGCCAACGCAGATAATGATTACACTGTAGAGCTTACCATAACTGGTAACGGTGCTAACAACCCTGCAGCAGTACTTGGTGCCTCCAGAATAAAGGAACTTACCTTTAATCCTGGTAGTGCTTGGACAGTTGACGCATCTAAGGACGTGAAGCTTCCTAACCTGCAGAAGCTAGTAGCTAAGAATATTACAGCAGCTGGAGATTTATATCTTACAAGCTGTCCTCTTCTTACTTATCTAGACCTATCTGGCTCAGCTTTCACTGGTCTACAGGGTCTACAAAATAGTAGCAAGCTACAGTATGTAGATGTAAGCGGAACAGGTATAACTTCTATGAAGTTTGCTGATGGTGCTCCTCTTGAGACTATTAAGTTAGCTACTCCTGTAGGACTCTATCTGTCTAATCTCTCTAAGGTTGTATATACAGGTGGTCAGAATGATACTCTAACTGCACAGTATTGGACTTCACTTAGTGAACTACTTATTAATAATTGTCCTCAGGTTAACTGGGAGGCTCTTCTTACTAAGTTTATTGCTAGCACAGCTACTAACAAGTTCCTCAGAATAACTGGCATTGATAAGACTGCTCCTATAACTTGGCTCGACCAGTTTGATGGATTCTACGGCCTTGATGCTAATGGGGGTCAGGTTACTACGAGTGCTCAGTTAATTGGTACTCTTCACCTACCTGATTACACCGATGACGATGTAGTTAGTGAGTATCAGGCTAAGTATCCTACATTAACTATTAGGCAGCCAGAATACACTATAATTGAGGCAGATGAATCTATCACTGATGAAAGAGCATTTAGCTCTTCTATTGCTGGTAATATCACTAACCTTGATAATAATACAGGTGCTAGGAACTCAACTCAGTATGTTCCATCGGGTCACATAACTAATATCCTTAATAGATGTCATAGGTATCTTGGTAAGCTCGTTTCAAAGGGTAATGCTATTCAGATTCCTACTAATCCAAATGCAACAGATAAGCAATTCCTAAATGCTAGGGATAAGCAAGGTACAATGTATCTAATTCAGCTTGCTGACCAAGATAGCAGATACTTTGCTCCTGGTTATAACTCTTCTATAACAAGAAGACAAGCTAATCTGTCTGGTCTGAAAACATCTAAACATGGTGAGGTTTATGTAAAAATCCCAGGATTCTGGTATAAAGGTATTAACCTACTATTCCCTGCTGAGAGAAACATCTAGGTTATCTCAAGGAAGTATACTTGCTTTAGCTCACAAGATGTTAAACCAAGTGTATCACCAGAGATTAAGGTACTCTCAGTTAACGACCTAAAGGCTGCATCAGTAGTAGCTGGAACAGAAGATGAAGGTATGTACAGAGAGAATAGAGTACTTGGTAATACTAATGCAGCTAACACTGTTGATGAGAGAATATCAACTACTGCCAATAACAGTTATGATATTATAAGGATTAAAGTTGAGGGATACAAGAAGGTAAGATACCCACTGTCCGTAGGTCAAACTTGCTGTGTATTCACTGACGCAACTGGTAAGATTGTAACTGACATCACTGGTTCAGTGGTTGGTGTAGGTGAAATTTACATTTCATCTGGTATCTATGGGTATAATGGTATGCCTGCTACAGTAACTATCCCTGCAGGAGCTAAGTGGTTCTATATCGCTGTTCCTAAGTATGTGTCTGGCTCTATTACAACTGACCCATGTGACATCGTTCTTCATAAGGGAAGTAAGTTCAACAGTGGAGAAGAGATGACAGTGAAAAATGCTAAAGAGTGGATTGCAGACATGGAACCTGATTGGGTATACTCAGAGCCTACTTGTGTAGCAGCTGCTGAGGCATCATCAGATGATTCTCTAACTCTGTATACCTCATTTGATAATACTAAGACTGCTGCTGTAGGTACTGGTAGCGCAGATGTTCCTGACATCAATGTTAAGGGCCAATGGTTCCAGAACAGTATGAGTGAGGCTGCATTCCTAAGAGGACTTCAGCTTGTAGACTACGAAGCAACTAAGCTTATTGCTATGCTATTCGTTGCTAAGTATGGTAGAAGGAACTCTCAGAATGTACTTGGTGCTGGCTCATCTACTACTGCAAGGAAGCTTGGTGTTTCAAGTGAATATGGTATGGTAGATACCACTATTCCGCCTAATATCTCATTAGCAGAAACTTGGGCAAACGCCGCAATTCCAACAGCTTCATCAACTGGTCAGATTACTTATACTAACATTTCTACTCCAGTATTCTTAGGTATAGAGAATATCCAAGGTAATGTTGGAGAATGGTTAGATAGGGCGTTCATGGCTAATGAAACTTCTTCAAATTGCGGTAAACTGAGAATTACTGAGCCCGACCTATCTACAAGAAGAGTTTACTTTATAACTCCTTCTGGTAACTACCCTGTAGCTGTTGTTCATGGTAAGTACTGTGATATATGTAGCTGCAGTGGCTCAGGTGCTACAACAACAACTGGCTATTGTGACTATCAGTCAAGTGATGCCACTCTGAGAACAAACTGGGCACCAACTAGGGCTCTTAGGCGGTCTTACAGCTACGCTTATGCGGGTGGTGGGGTCTTCTATTTGTACTCGAGTTACTCGGTTGGTTTCTCTAGCACGTCCTATGGTTCTCGGTTGTAGTTCAGAGGTAATATGATTGAGACTCAGGACATAGATTACTACATTAATCTACCTGAAGTAAGGGAAAGTTGATAGTAAGTATAAATAAAATATTTATTTACTTGCATAGTTGAAAACTTTTTTGTAACTTTGTACCCAGTATTAGTTCAATGGCCTGGATTAATACTGGGTATACTTTCTCAGAAACTCAATAAGGAGAGTAAGTTTGTGAGACCTTCACTTAGCGAGTGCTTCAAAGAACTAATAAAAAAAGCTCTTAAGCAGTCTAACAACAACGCTAATGCGAATGGTAGAGTCTTCTATTTGAACTCGAATAACTCAGTTAGTTTCTCTAACACGAACAATGGTTCTCAGTTATAAGTTCTGGACATTCCCTATTAGACATTATATTCTAATGTCAGTCCAATACTGACGGGAATATAAGGGAAAAGGAGCCCTAGTAAAAAGCTGTTGCCTTAGCGACAGGAAAAACTAAAACATTTATAGTAACAGAAACCTCTAGTAGTCTACGACGAAAAAGGCTGCTGTGGGGAATTCCAGAATCTACATTTTAACGGTTTTTTTTTTATGAGGAGATATGGTAATCTGATTCCTCTGATATGTACTACAGAGAATATAGAAAGAAGTATCAAGGTAGTATTAAGAGGCTCTAAAAGAAAGAAAACTAAACAAGCTTAGAGAATACTACAAAACAAAGAATAGGTTATACAAGAAACAATTGACGTAATCAAATCAGGTACCTTCAGGCTTGGTCCATATGATTCGAGAAGAATCAAAGAAGGTGTTAAAGAAAGAGATATTTAGATTATCAATTACAGAGATAGGATAGTGGTTAACGCTATCATGACTATACTGGATGACCTATTAGTAAAGAGAATGATATTTACAACTGCTTCAAGTATTAAGAAGAGAGGAACAATATACTTGAAGGAAGTTCTACAAAGAGATATAAGACATAATCCAGAGAACACTAAATACTTTTATAAGATAGATATTAACAAGTACTATCACAGCATAGACCATGAATTAATGAAGGTTTGCATCAGGAGGTATATTAAGGATAAAACCTTACTCCCAATCCTTGATAACTTCATTGATATGTTGGAGGAAGGCTTAAGTATAGGACTTAGAGCTTCTTAGGTATTTGGTAATTTATTCTTAGGATGGCTACTTGATATGAAGTTAAAGTGTTAGCACAGAGTTAAATTCTATTATAGATATTGTGACGATGTGGTTATATTAGGACCATCAAAGGAGTACCTCTGGGGTATACATCACATTATAGTTGATTTACTAAAAGATAGTAAGTTAACTATTAAACCAAATTACAGAATTGCTCCTCTTGAAGACGGCTTAGACTTCGTTGGCTTTGTTACTTACAGTGGAATCTATTCAAGAGTTAGAAAAAGAATTAAGAAGAAAGCACAGAGGAAGCTTTCATACTTAAAGAGCAATAAGAGAAGGCAGGAGATTGTAGCTTCTATCAAAGGATACTGTCTCCATTGTAATGGTCATAACTTATTTAACACATTAATATCATGGCAATAAGAATACACGGAGCGGCATTACCTGTGCAGTGTATAAATCCAATTAGAGATACTTGGATGATTACTTGGAAGGAAGAAACAGATGAAGAGGGCAACAGTACCTTCTTATCTGAAGTCTTCGAGCACAAGCCTAGCCTAGCTGAAATAAAGGAGGTTATCCTAGACTGGTATAACTCAATCACTCAGGAATAGATTCTAACAGGATTCACTTGGAAGAATATGCCTGTGTGGTTATCTATGGAAAATCAATTTAACTACAAAGCAGCTTGTGATATGGCTGCCCAGACAGAGGGAAAAGAGCTTCCTACTTTTAAGTTTGGTACTACTGAGGAACCAGTATACTATACTTTCAAGAATATTGCTGAGATGAAAGAATTCTGCACGGCAATGGTAACTTATACTAATAAGACCATCTCAGATGGTTGGGCAGAGAAAGATAGCATAGATTGGGAAGTATACTCTAACTTACTTTAATTATGAGAAGTTTACTGATAGCAATATTACTATTCATATGTGCTTCATGTACTACAACTAAGTATATTGATAGACCAGTTCCAGTAGAGACTGTAAGAACTGAGTATGTCAATCAGCTATACAGAGATAGTGTGTTTGTGCATGATAGTATTGATAGATACATATCTGGTGATACTGTCTATCAATACAAGTATAAGTACATATACAAGTACCTCAATAGGACTGATACAATAGTTGAAACGGAGAAAGTAGAAGTTCCTGTTGAAGTAAAGGTAACAGAGATAAAAGAGGTAAACAAGATTAGATGGTACTAGTCAGTCTTAATGTGGCTAGGTGGTTTGTTTGCTTTCTTCTTGTCCTTCAAACTGGGCAAGGCACTGAGAACCAAAATATAAAGATAAAACCTAAACTGAGTTATTCATACTAAACAATAGAAGACAAACTCGTTAGTAGTGACTACAACTACTAGACTGACAATGGAGTTAGCAACTTCAATGAGAGCAAATGAGAATGTCAAATGCTAAATGCTAGTCTTTCTCAACTCTATCCAAAGAGCCATCCTTTGGAAGAACAGATAATTCTTAACACACTATAAATATGACAGAAATACTTATTACAGGAGGAGTAGGAATAGTAGCTTCTATCGTTAGTGGTTGGACGAGTTGGATATTTGCTCGAAAGAAGTACAATACCGAGGTTGACCATAACTACATAGAAAACCTAAGTAAAGCTCTAGAAACCTATGACTCTATTATCGCGCATAATAAGTCAGAGATAGAATATTTAATGCGAGAGAACACAGAGCTTAGAAAGGAAGTGGCAGACCTAAGGAAACAGATGCTTAATCTCACAATGAATATCTGCATGGACTTGACTTGTACCAACAGAGTTAGGGAACAAGCTAAGAAGAATTTAGTAAGGTTTAGTGAAACTAAAAAGGTAAAAGATAATGAAGAGAGTAAAACTAGATAATTTGTATGAGTCTTCTTTGCCCCCAACAGACACTAATGTGCTCTGGGTAGATATAGACGAGAATACTGGAGATATAAGGGCTATCCATAGGTACAATAAGAAAACAAGAGAATGGGGTCCTTACCTCATATCCTATGACTATTTAACTTCAGAACCTGATACTCCCCCTGAGGGACCGCCTGAAGCTGGAGAGTAACTAAAATAATAACAAATTAATAAAAATTAAAAATTATGGGAAGAGCAAAACCAGTAGTAGCCAAGGCAGGGCTAACTAAGAAGAAGAGAAGATATGGCTGTGGAGGTAAGCTTAAGAAGTAAAGTATTATACAAAATTCAGCTATACTTATTAAAGGTCATACCTATGGTTATGGCCTTTATTTGTTTACTAAATACAATACTATCCTACTTTGATATAGATGTTATATTCCTCTTATACCTTGGAAGCTGCTCTATACTAATGATAGTGTACTTGTATATAGCTTCATATGTATTTAGATTTTGTGAGTACCACAGGATGTTCTTGCATTATATAACTGTTATAACTGGTCTGAATACATATGATTACTACATTGGTTTCCCTGTAAGCGATTTATGTATGCTTATAATATATCAAATCATATCAGGTATATGCCTATATATAATACTATACTTATATGTTAAAAGTAATAAGAAACCTCCTACTAAAGATAGTAGACAATATAGACGCTGGCAATAGTGATATGCCAGATGAGGAAGAAGCCATACAATGGATTGCTGCTCTGAGGGAACTTACTGATAAGGAGCAGAGAATTAGTAAGTACCAAGCTTGTTAGTATCTAAACGTCAGTAGAGCTACATTTGATAATTATGTAAGAGAAGGCAAGCTACCAAGAGGTAAGCACGTTGCAGGCTTCAAAGAGTTGAGTTGGTCTAAGAAAGACCTTGATAAATTTATTAAAGATTGTAAAAGATGACTACACTAAAGAAAGGAAGTAAAGGAGAGGAAGTAAAGACTCTACAAGGTAAACTTAACCTTATAGTTGATGGTATCTTTGGTCCTATTACTGAGGAAGCTGTAAAAGCCTTTCAAAGAGCCAATGGTTTGACTGCTGATGGCATAGTTGGGCCCAATACTTGGGCTAAGCTAGGTGTCTCTTCTAATAAGAGAAACATCAATGAGATTATAGTCCATTGTAGCGCTACAGCTGAAGGAAAAGACTTTACCACTGCCCAAATAAAGCAGTGGCATCTAGCCAGAGGATTCTCGGATATAGGATACCATTGGGTTATCTACAGAGACGGTTCTGTTCATGCTGGACGAGATGAGTCTAAGATAGGGGCACATTGCACAGGACATAATAGCTATTCTATTGGTGTATGCTACATAGGAGGATGTGCCAAAGATGGTTTAACTCCTAAAGATACTAGAACAGATGCTTAGAAGGTCGCACTAGTTAAGCTACTAAAGGAGCTTAAAGCTAGGTATCCTAAGGCAACTATTCACGGTCATAGGGAATATGCTAATAAGGCTTGTCCTTCATTTGATGCCAAGAAGGAATATTCTAACATATAATGCTAAATTGAGTTTCATGTAACGCTCTTAAAGTCAAGACTTTAGGGGCGTTATTTTTGTTTATTAGCATTGTTATGTTTCTCCAGATATTATGCGTAACTTTGCACTGTAAGCTTACAAAAAGAACGACAATTAAGTGTAATTTATTAATGTTTTTTAATTATGGAGATAATTGAAAAGAAAGTAGAGAAAGTAAAGGAAGTTCCTTACGGCTACTGTGATGGTTACGGCTACGGTTATGGCTATGGCAGAAACGCCTACGAGTATGGCAGAGACAGATTTGCTTCTAAGGGAGTAGGTGGAACTGGCCTAGGTCTAGGTATCGCAGGTACTGCACTTGGTCTTCTAGCTCTAAGCAGAAACGGTGGAGGTTTCAACCTCTTTGGAAACGGTGGTTACAACAGTGGAATGCCCCAGAATGTAAACATCAACACTGACAACTCAGGAAGAAGCTCAGACTGGGCTAATGGTGTAAACGCACCTTCTGCCTTCCAAGCATGGGAGAAGAGCTGTGACGACGCTATTGCTCTGACTAACACTATCTGGGGTCTCAGAGTAGATGGTATGACTGCTGACCTTGCTGCTAGAAACCAGGACGTTGCTGAGAAGTTCAGCCTATACAAGTCTCAGGTAGATGCAGACTTCGGTCTATACAAGTCTACAAGGGATGGCTTTGACACTCTAACAGCAAAGCAGAACCAGGATGCCTTCGCTCTTTACAAGAACCAGAGGGATAACTTCGATGTTCTTGCTCAGAGAATAAGCAACCTTGAGACTAAGCAGGCTGTAGCTGATGCAGTTGAGCCTTGGAGAGCTAAGGTCCTTGACATGAGAATTAACGGAGTAGCCGCTGCTGCTAGTGCTGGTATCAACCTTGAGGCTGAGAGAAGGTGCTGCGCTGACAACAAGATTGTAAACTATGTAAATAGCACATTCTATCCTGTTGAAGTTGCTGACCTCACTGTAGCTGCTACAGCAACAGCTAGAACTACTTCTAACCCTCTTTGCGGATGCTGCGGCTCCTGCGGAGGTAATCGCTAATCAAGTAGGGGGCTTTGACCCCCTACTAAAATAAACTAATCCTATGTATCCAGTGAATCAAGTTATATTAGGTGGAGACTCTATGATGACTTCAATAGAGGACTTGGACACACAGATTCAAAAGATGGAAGCATACAGAAGAAGGCTTCAAGAGATGAAAGGTGTCCAGCAACAACAGCAACAGCCAGTTAAATTAATATGGGACGAAGTAGATGCAGAATTGCTACCTATGAGTAATGACCAAAAAGACAGGCTGTTTGATGACGAGGAGTACGTTCAGACTTATACTAGAATACAAAGTCTAGTACAGGCAGAGATACTCAACCTCGTTAAAGGAAGAATTGAAGGAACTCCTGAAGGTAAAGAGCTATTACAAAATCAGTTAAAGATAGTAAGAAGACTGAAGAGCAAGATTATTGATGACACGAACAGAGAAATGGAGATATTCAAGAGGTTCAAAGAATATAGCAAGGCTCATCCTGGAGTAACTTATGAAGAATTTATAAAAGCAAGTATGTAATTATGTTAACAGTTATGCAACTCAGTGACAATATCAAGAGGTATATCATTACTCAAATGGATATACTTTCAGGTGGTAACCCTATGATAGGTTTTATGAAACCTCTGGTAACTAGAGGGCTTGACAAGAACTTTTCTAAGGTAGCCAAGACTCTTGACTTAATAGCGGACGAGAATGGTAAAGTTGATGTTGAGGGTATCCTCTCAGAGATGATTGAGAATATCAAAACTTCTTAGCCATTCACTCTAAAGACTTCATTCATTGGAGACGTAGAGATTGGTGAAGGCCATGTTAAATTGAACCTACCTTTTGTAAACAAGAGGTTAGTATTAGATTAGACTGACCTTGATACTCTAAAAGAGATGTTAACAGCTAAAAATGATTAATTATGGAGGAACTTATGTTAATGGAACAACTTAAGAAGGGTGGTTTCCTAAGCTCTATGAGTGAGCACGAGGAAATGCTAGAGAAGGCCTTTAAGGAAGGCTGTGAGCACGGTTATAAGAAGGCTATGAGAGAACTCGAAAGCTACAACGAGAGAGGAGGTAGAATGGGCATCGGCTCAAGAACCAACTACAGAGAGGGCTTCGAGGAGAAGATTGAAAAGCTTAAGAAGAAATATATGTGATTATGAAGCAGCAATTCAAGATTAACAAGTATGACTGGTATATAACCATATACTACGCAATAGACAATTAGCAAAAGTCTGAAGTTATCGAGAGCCTTCAAGATATGGGCTGCGACAGGAAGACTCTAGAGTCTATAAAGTCCAATCTTGAGAAAGCTGCTCTTGACACAGGTTTCACTTATTCAAACTTTAGCCAATAGAAATCTATACTGGTAGTTCACAAAGCATCGAGCATAGGAGAGTTCCTCAATACCTTTGTACATGAGAAGAACCATCTAGTTATGCACATATGTGAAGCACTAGATATTAATCCTTACTCAGAGGAGGCAGCTCACTTTAATGGTGACTTAGCCCAGAGAATATTTGAGGAAGCACTAAGCTTGATAGTACAGTTGTAATTACGAGGGGAATAGCAATCTATTCCCCTTTATTTTTATATAATTTTACTAAGCCTATCTATACAATTTCATTTATACACTTGTGTATGTGGCATACTTTTACTACCTTTGCAGCGAAGTTTAATTAACAGAAGTACTATGGCAGAACTATCATTAGACAACATCTTTACTGCAGAGGAAGCAGAGCTTCTATTCGCAGATGACGTACAGGAGACTCCACCTGAAGATAAAGGAGGAAACCCTGAAGAGGGTGATAAAAAAGATAAAGAAACTACTGAGGTTGACCCAGAATCATTATTCGATGATGGTAAACCAGAGAGCGTAGGTAGTGGAGATAACAAGGACAAGGAAGATACTGACCCTGACAAAGGCAGTACTTCTCCCAACTTCTACTCTTCCATTGCCAAAGCCTTGACAGAGGAAGGTATCTTCCCAGACCTTGACGAAGAAACTATTTCTGAGGTCAAAACTCCTGAGGATTTCAGAGACCTTGTAGAGAAGCAGATTCAGGCTGGTCTTGATGAAAGACAGAAAAGAATCGATGATGCACTCAATGCAGGTGTAGAACCTACTGAGGTTAAGAGGTACGAAGGAGCTATCTCATATCTGGAAGGTCTTACAGAAGAAGACTTGACAGATGAGTCTGAGAAGGGAGAGACTCTTAGAAAGAACCTGATATATCAGGACTTTGTAAACAGAGGCTATAGCAAAGAGAGAGCCGCTAAGGAAGTACAGAAATCTCTTAAAGGAGGCACAGACATTGAGGATGCTAGAGATGCTCTAGCTAGTAACAAGGAGTACTTCCAGGAGCAATATGACAACCTGATTAAAGAGGCTAAAGAACAGGAAGAGGAAGCTAAGAAAGAAAGAAAGCAATAGGCAGAAGCTCTCAAAACCTCAATCTTGACTGATAAGAAAGTATTTGGAGAGATTGAGATAGACAAAAAGACTAGGCAAAGAATCTATGAAAACATTGCCAAGCCTGTATTCAAGGACCCATAGACTGGGGAGCCTATGACTGCTATTCAGAAATATGAAAGAGAGAATAGCACAGACTTCCTTAAGTATGTAGGCTTCTTATTTACTATGACTGATGGTTTCAAGAACCTAGATAACCTTGTAAAAGGTAAAGTCAGAAAAGAAGTCAAGAAAGGTATGAAGGAACTTGAATCTACATTGAATGGAACAATGAGAACATCAGATGGTAACCTAAGGTTTGCCAGTGGAGCTACTGACCCTGAATCATGGTTTGCTGATTACTCTATTGACGTATAATAAAATAACTTGTAAAATTAATTAAATTTATGGCTGGAACGCTAGGTAAATTTCAAACAGTAGGCTTTACTAGTTGGAAGGGTCTGACAAAGGAGAACCACTTAGGTGCTATTTTCGGACTAGCTCCACAGAAGGCTACTAACCTTATGGTACAATTACTTGCCGCTCACTATGGTAAAACTCTTGATACCTTCCTTAGCCAATTCCCAACTAAGGAGTTCGAGGACGATAGTGAATATTACTGGGAGGTAATTGGTTCTTCTAGAAGGAACATTCCTCTAATAGAGGCTAGAGATGAGAACATGACACCTGTTACTAAGAACAGTGGCATGGTAGGTGCTGGCACAACTCCATTCTATCTTGTATTCCCTGAGGATTGGTTTGCTGACGGTGAGTATATCGTAGGTAACCTAAATGAGCTTTATCAGTTCAGAATCCTTGGTGACCCAAGAATGGAAGGAACTAATGCAGTTTATAGAGTAGAGCTTGCTGGTGGCAACACTGATGGATGCCCTGCTGAAAGACTGCTTGCTGGTGAGAGGTTCTCTGTTGAGGCTGCCTTCGTAGAGAAGGAACTTTCTAGGAAAGTAGGTGACATCAGATACAGCTCTCCTGTATCTATGAGGAACGAGTGGTCAACTATCAGAATACAGCACAAAGTTCCTGGTAATATGCTTAACAAGAAGATTGCTTGTGGTATTCCTATTATAGACAAGATGGGCAAGAAGACTGTTGTAAACAGATGGATGCACCATGTTGACTGGGAAGTAGAGCAGCAATTCTCTGAGTATAAGAACAATGCTCTTGCATTTGGTAGAAGCAACAGAAACAAGAACGGTGAATATACAAATATCGGTAAGTCTGGTTCTGTTATCAAGACTGGTGCAGGTCTATTTGAGCAGATGGAAGTTGCCAACACTATGTATTACAATACTTTCAGTCTGAAGCTTATCGAGGATGCTCTCTACGAGCTTTCTGCTGCTAAGCTTGGTATGGGTGAAAGATACTTTGTAATCAAGACTGGTGAGAGAGGTGCTATCCAATTCCACAAGGCTGTTCTTCAAACAGTATCTGGATGGACTCAGTTTACTCTAAACGGCGATAACCTTGGTATTGTAGAAAAGACAAGTTCTCCTCTACACTCTAACGCTCTATCAGCTGGCTTCCAGTTCGTAGAGTTCAAGGCTCCTAACGGAGTAAGAGTTAAGGTAGATATTGACCCATACTACGATGACCCAGTAAGAAATAAGATTCAGCATCCTAATGGCGGACCTGCATTCTCATACAGGTACGATATTATGGATATTGGTACAATGGACCAGCCTAATATCTTCAAGTGCGCTATTAAGGGACAGCCTGAACTTAGGGGTTATGAGTGGGGTCTTAGAAACCCATTCACAGGACAAATCAATAACATGAATATGTCCTATGATGAGGACTCTGCAGTTATCCACAAAATGGCTCAGTTCGGAGTATGTGTTCTTGACCCAACTAGAACAATGTCACTAATCCCTGCTGTACTACAGGGCTAATGAATAATGGGGAGATGGTGTATTAAACCACTCCATCTCTCCTTTTTATTTTGCAAATAAACTAGGAGAAATATGGCAAAGAAAACGGAAGAGATACAGCTAGACTTAGAAGAGACTTTAACAGAGATTCCTATGCCTGCTGTAACAGAAAGACCTTACACAAAGATGAGTAAAACTGAGTCATCTTTTGACTCATTAGTAAACTGTCTAAGGAACGAAAGAGTTATCGTAAGGCATATTAATAAACCAACTAACCTGGTATCGAATCCTAAGCACGTCCTCTACGGAGGTATGGCTGAGAATGCAAGTAGGACGTATACAGTACCTAGACTAAGCTCAGGTGGCTTTGTAAATGTCCTTACTAATGATGAGAAAGCTTTCCTCGAAGCTGAGCTTCAGCTTGAGTTTAATGCTCTCAGTGTACATAAGAAATCAGATAACTTCTGGGATGACAGTAATGATAGAGGTATCTCAAGAGTGAGACTACTCAAGCAGGATACTATCCTAGACTTATCTAACCCAGAGGATTATATCAGATATAAAATACTTTTAGCTAATAAGGACTTTATAGCTCCTTCACTACAGGTACTATCAGATGCTCCTAAAGCAAGTTATGAGTATGTACTTATCTCAGAGGGTGAGGAAACAAAGGTTGCCCAGAAGAATATGAGTGCTACTATGATGTGCTATAAAGAGTTTGGTAAGATTGAGGATGACATTGATACTCTAAGAGTAATCGTAGAAACTATCGATGGAAGACCCACTGCTCCTAATGTGAAGCTAGAGTTCTTACAGACTAAAGCAAATGAACTTATTCAGGGAGATAGTAAGCTGTTCTTGAGGATAATTACAGACCCGCTGCTTCCTACTAAGGTTCTTATCAAGAAAGCCATTGAAGCTAGCCTTATCTCAAAGAGGGGTAACTTCTTATATCTAAGAAGTGATAATAGTCCTCTGTGTGAGGCTAACGAGGAGCCAACATTTAATGTAGCTGCTAGGTATCTAAACCATCCTAAGCATCAAGATATTAAGTTTGCTCTTGAGGCTAAATTAAAACAATAATAACCAGCTCTGGTGTATAGAGCAAAAAAAAACACTATGACTGAACAAGAAATTGAAAAGCTAAACAATGAATTCAGCAATGAGTTTGACGTGCTCTACAATAACATCACAAGCAACTAGGCTCCAGGTCTTGATGAGTACGAGAAATCTGTGTTCCTGACAAAAGCTCAGGATGAGATAGTTAAGGCTTATTTTAACCCAAAGACTAATAAAGTTCAAGAGGGCTTTGATGGTAATGAGAAGAGACAAATTGACTTCTCTATGATTATGAGGAGTAAGACTTATTAGGCTCTAACAGTATCTGCTTAGAAGGTTGCTTTACAAGAAGATACTCCTATAGTAGAGGCTGCTCCTATTAAGTCACCCATTAAACTAAAAAGTCCACTTGGCACTGGTACTTCTATTATATCTTTTGATAACTCTCACCTTACAGTAAGTGACCTTGATAAATATGCGAGTCTCATTGACTATAATCACTACACTGTTTAGGAGAAAACAGAAGGAGATACTCCATATCTTGAGGTTAGCCCCTTCAAAGATTCTTTCTTCGATATGAGAAAGAACACGAAGTCCATCACTCTAGAGGATGACATCCTTATGTTCATCAATGAGTATGTAGAAGCAAAGAGAGGCGAAAGTACAACAAGACTCACTATCTTACCTATCAACTATATTGAGTACTCTAGGTTAATGAGTAAACCTTATAAGAGGCCACTGAAGAACCAAGCATGGAGACTACTTGACAATAGTGACGGCCATAAGAAAGCAGAGATAGTTATAGGACCAAATGACACTATTACTAAGTATGTAATCAGATATGTTAAGAGGCCTAGAGCTATTAGATTAACTACTTTCGATGATGTAACTCTAGACGGAGGAAACACAGCTCAGTGTTGTGAGCTTGACCCAATCCTCTTCCCAGAGATTATTCAGAGAGGCTGCGAGCTTGCCAAGGCTGCTTATACTGGAGACTTACAGAGTCAAATAGCACTGGGACAAGCCAGTCAAACTAATATAGGTATGGTAACTCAAAGTAGATAATAATGACTACCGAAGAATTTAGCAATGAATTTGACACCTTAATAAATAGTTATTCGAGTTCAGAACCTTTTGGGTTTAGCTAGAATCCTCTGAGCTTTGATGAGTATGAGAAATCAATGTATCTCACCAAAGCTCAGGAGGAGGTAGCAGAGGGCTTATACACAGGTAAGGTATTAGGAGACTCCTTTGAAGATACAGAGCAATTAAGGAGATACTTAGCAGACCTAGTAAAGACCGCTATACTTCCTTGTAAGAAAGCTACTAAAGGGTTGTCTGACGACTCAGTCTTTGCTGCTCTACCTGATGACGTGTGGTTTATAACCTATGAAGCTGTAACCCTAAATGGTGACACACCTTGTGTTGATGGTAAAGAGATACAAGTTGTTCCTGTTACTCAAGACGAGTATCATAGAATAAAAGGGAATCCATTTAGAAGGCAGAATTCCAGGAGAGCTTTAAGATTAGATGTAGGAAACTCTATGGTTGAGCTCATCTCAGATGAAAATATTAGAAGCTATTTAGTAAGGTATATGTCAAGACCAGAACCTATAATTCTTCTAGACCTTCCTGAGGAACTATCTATTAATAATGTAAATACAAAAACTGAATGTAAATTGAATCCTGGCATACACAGAATGATACTTGAAGTAGCAGTTAATATGGCTATTAGAAGTAGAGTTCCAAGTACAGGTAAATGAATTGTTTAATTAAACTTTTATAAACTATGGCTAATTTTAGCACAAACCAAGTAAGACACCTTTACGTTGCAACTGCTCTTGGAACTGCAGACGCTACAACAAAGAGAATGAAAGAAGCTGCTGTTGGTACTATTCTTCCTGCAGCAGACACTGCCAAGAAGTATCTGTACTTCGAGTATCAGGGTGCTGGTGGCAGGATGAGGTCAGACCTTATTGACATTGCTTCAGCTAAGTATGTAAGAAGAACTCCTGCTGCTAAGCTAGCTACTAAGCTTCAGAAAGCTACTGTCACTCTTAACGAGGACATTAACAACGGTGACCTAATTCCTGGACAGGATTACATCCTAAGAATTGTATTCCATCAGTTCGCAGGAATGTCAGATGAGGATACATACATTAAGTATGGTGTAGTACACGCTACTCCTGGTATGAAGCCTTCCGAGTTCTACAAGAGAATGGCTATCTCACTAGCTAAGAACTTTAGCAGGGAGCTTACTCCTCTTCTAAGATTCAAGATTGGTACTACTGAGGTTACTCCTTTCACTAAGCTTAGTGACCTTACAGGTGATGCTGAGGGTGTAATCATCGAGGAGATTGAGCAGGATTGGATTAGAGGTACTAAGGCTCAGGTCCCTGTGTACTTCGATGTTATTCCTACTTCAGTAACCTTTGATGGTGAAGAGGTAATCTGGGGTAATATCAACGAAGCTACTGGTAAGGTAGACACTGAGGACTATGCTACCATCACTGATGGTAAGAAGATTGCTGACCTTGAGTACTTCTGTATGGGTGAGAGAGGCGACATCTACAGAAATGTAGGTTGGCCTAACGTAATCCCAACTAAGTATCTTGTAGATGAGACTAAGTCGTATGATGTGCTTGACATCCACTACTACTTTGAGGGAGCAGGAGAGAATCCTCAGAAGTCTGAGAAGGACTTAACAATTGTTGCTGAGGCCTCTGTGATGAATTCACTAGTAACTAAACTTCAGACGGTTTCTGGTTTAACAGTTACAACAGTTTCATGATTTAAGGGAGGCTTAGACCTCCCTTTATTTGTTTTATATTATGATAAAGTATAACGAACTCAAGATAGATGGAGATTACCTATACCTTGATGTTGAGGTAGAGGATAAGCCATACTTTGCTAATGTTATGATTGAGGGAGCTAGGATAGATACTCCTGATACCTTTGGAACTAGTATGCCCTATCATAGAATAGACGAATCAGAGCAGACTAGGTTAACCTCAGAGGTATATCTCCCAGCAGCAAAGAAGGACCTTCTATTTATTACTCCTAACATAGAGGGGGTACCCTCCCCAGACACTCCTTGTGGTCAGGATATAAATAAGATAGGAGTCGTCTATAACAGAAAGTCCTTAATGCAAAAGGGACTAGGATACTTAAAGGAACTAGGTAATTCATGCAGTATACCCAAAGGCTTCATTGATTTCATACTCAGGCTCAAAGCACTTGATATGGCTATAGAGACTTGTAATTATACTGAGGCTATAAAGTATTGGAAGATACTAAACAGAATGCCTACTAGAACTACAACTAATAACTGTGGATGTCATGGATATAACTAATCTGTCTTATGAAGCTTTACACAGATACTTTACAAGACTATCTTAGTCTGGGTATATGAAGTATTCTAATGTAGATTCTTTGATAGTGCTGTTATATATTCAAGAGCTAGTTAGTAATTACGACCTTGACATAGATGAATAGGCTATCATAGATAGAGCTCTTGCCTGTTTACAAGGAAGCAATTGCATGATTCCTTATACTGGTTGTAAAGGAGCTTGTGTTTAATATACAATAAAAATAGTTATAATCTTGCGCAATTGAAAACTTTTTAGTATCTTTGCGCAAGATTTTTAATTTATACCACTATGACATATAGAGAAGTAGTTTACGCAATACTAGACTTACTCAAACAGTCATCAGATGACGCATATTACACTGAGGAACACGTTCTCTTCTTAGCATCTAAGATGAGAGCTGCTATACTTAAGCAGACTTATTCTAACATTAAGAAAGAGATTCCTGAGAGTAATTATCAAACCATTTGTCTTGACTTAATAGAAGTTCCTGCCATAGCAGGAGAACCATGTGAAGGTGGCTCCTATTTAAGAAGTAAGCAAAAGATACCTACTACTATTCCTGTGGGTAGCAATAAGATATATCCTGTTGACTATTATCAGGGAGAGATAACCTATGTATCTAGAGAAAGAATGAGGTATGTAGGTCATAATAAATGGCTTTAGAATATAATATATGCTTCTCTTGGCCCTGACCAATACTTATACTTTAAGTCTAGTAATCCTCAATACATATACATGTAGCAGGTTAGGATGACAGGCATATTTGAAGATGCAGAAGCTGCTGCTCAGCTGCAATGTGAAGGCCAAGACGAATCGTGTGATGTGCTAGATACTCCCTTCCCATTAGAAGAAGGGCTAGTCACTACTCTTATAGAAATGGCTGTTAAGTTCCTAAGTGGTTCTATCTATAAACCAAAGGATACAGATAACGATGCTTCTGATAATATGTCAGAGATTGCAGCCTTCTTGAGACAGAACCTTAAGTCTAATATGCAAAAGTAGATTGAAGGATAATGGATGAATTTAGAAGGAAAGTACTTAAGATAGAAGGCCCAAGGAAACATAAGATAAATAATTCATTTGGAGTATATGATGCTTACAAATGGATTAGAAAGAATAAGTGGTTAGATATAGGAGGGCCAGTATCTGAGCACTAGTTCTATAGTATTATTAGAACAGTGAATAATCAATTAGCAGAGCTACTTTCTTTAGGTCATGATATTAATCTCCCCTGTAATATGGGGAGATTAGAAGTAAGAAAGTATGATGCTAAAGTCACATTATAGGGAGATAGGGTAGTAACTAATCTACCTGTAGATTGGGATAAAACACTTAAACTATGGTCAGAAGATGAGGAAGCCTATAAGGAAAGAACATTAGTTAAAATGGAGGAAAAAGAAATCTTCAAGGTGTATTATAACAGGGGAAAAGCTAATTATACCAATAAGAGTTTCTTCCAATTTGATGTGAACAGAGAGTTAAAAAAGAAATTAAAACATAGAATAAAGGAGGGAAGGCTAGACGCCTTTAAACTAGATGACTGATTATATTTCTATAAAGTAGATACTAGATGACTGTCTGCACCATCCATTGCTCCAAGACTTAACTTTAGAAAGAGCAGTGGCTTATACAGTTGAATTTATAAGAATCATAGGTATGCCTCCTATGTTCATGGAGAAGACCACAGAGCTTGAGATAGATAACTATAGAGCTAAGTTACCTTGCGACTTCCATGAGATGGTACAGGTAAGAACTAATATCGAAAAGTGCGGGTATCATATAGGGGGCACGTTCAGGTACTCAACTGATAATTTTCATATGAGTGAACATAAACATGAGCAACCTGAGTTAACTTATAAGATACAAGGAACAGTTATATACACTTCTATCAAGGAAGGTACTATTGAAATAGCTTATAGAGCTATAGCTGTAGATGATGAAGGATACCCTATGGTGCCAGACAAAAGCTCCTTCACAAGGGCTCTTGAGTTATACATAAAGAAGAAGTGCTTCACAATATTATTTGACCTAGGTAAGATTAACCAAGCAGTATTTGCTAATGTCCAATAGGACTATGCCTGGGCAGTGGGTCAAGCTCAATCAGATTTAATAAGGCCATCTATTGATGAGATGCAGGCTATTACTAATGCTTTCAACACTCTTATACCTAGAGTTAATGAGCACAGGAAAGGCTTTATCACAGATGGTAGTATGGAAAGAATAAAACTTCAATAATATGATGAGAGAAGAGAATCATGTATTCCAAGGAATGAGGAGAGATAATCATTAGATTAAACAAGACTCTAAGTTCTTATGGGATGCTCATAATATAAGAATAACAAACAGAGAGGATAACACCTTACTATCTCTTACTAATGAGAAGGGAACTAGTGGGCCCTTATTAACTCTTAGAGAATACTATGTGGGACATTGTGTTCTGGGCAAGTATCTTGTTGTATTTACTGCTACAGAGGACGATGGAGATTCTTATATTTATAGAATAGAGAAAACCAATACAGGATTTAAAACTATCCTTCTCTTCCAGGGATATATTGGGCTAAACCCTCATACACCTATTGAAGCTATAGGTGTCTATGAAACAGAGTTTATATAGAAAGTATATTGGGTAGATGGGGTTAATCAACCAAGGATGATTAATATTGCTAAGCCAGAGCTTAAAATACCTTCCAAATACTTAGTTGATGGGGTAAATCTATCTGGCCCAAACTATAGTTAGAATCCTGAGATTGATTAGTTCTTCTATTACACTTATCCAAAAGGATTCTATTCAGGAGATTCTTTTGACTTTGCAAGAACTCTGGAATTAGAGGAGTAGGTTGATGTGCAGAAGATATATGGCCAAGGAGAATTCTCTCCTGGTACTATACAGTATGCTATCTCTTATTATAATAAGTATGAACAGGAAAGTAACATTTGCTTTACTACCCCCCTATACTATATCTCCCCAAAAGAGAGAGGTGGTAACCCAGAGGAGAAAGTTGCATGTAGCTTTAGAATTGAGATATGGGCTCCAGACTAGAACTTTGACTTTGTTAGGATATATTCTATCCATAGAACATCCTTGGATGCAGTACCTACTGTAAAAATAGTAGAGGATATACCTACTCACCTAGACGACTTAGGAGAAGCTTTATCTTACATTGATACAGGTACTACTGGTAGCATTATGGACCCTACATATCTTCTTTATGTTGGAGGAGAATCACTAGTCGCCAACTGCATAACCCAAAAGGATGGAACATTATTCTTAGGTAACCTAACCCAAAAGGATGGAACATTATTTGAAAAAGTAAAGGAGATTCTACTAAATGACTGGGAACCAGATGACTGGACAATTGCTAGCACATCTAGCACATCTAGCACATCTAGTGTCTACTACGATTATCTTCCAGACTTATCAGGAAGTTATAGTGGGGCTTTTAAATGTGGAGAAACTTATAGGTGTGGTCTCCAGGTTTAGTACAGTAATGGTAAGTGGTCAGAGCCTATCTTTATGGGAGATTGGATTATTAATACTATACCAGTGTGGGACTCATATCCATCTAAAGAATCCAGAGCTATCAGACTTTTAGATAGCGATGATACCCACCCCTTGCATAGTACACTTAGGAGCTTAGGGGTGAGGAGGATTAGAACCTGTGTGGTGTTCCCAAAATCATACGAGAGAGACATAATATGTTAGGGTGTCCTTTGCCCTACTGTATTTGGAGTATCAGGTAGAAGGACTGACTCCCCTTATGCTATGTCATCTTGGTTCTTCAGGCCAGCGACTGACTAGATAAATAACTCGGCTGATGTGTATCATGGAGCTTCTATAGAGTTTAAGCACAACTATGCTCTGTTCACAGGAGCAGATAGAGGCACAGAGATTTAGAATATGCTTAGTGGCGCTGCTACTTTAACTGATGTTACTTCAGACAATGTAGAGAAATATAAGTCTCATTTCTTTGTTGATGAAAATATAGTTACTCTACACTCACCTGATATAGAATTCGACACTAGCTTAGCTAACACAGGCTTTGAAGGTGTAGAGCTGAATATAGTAGGAGTAGCTAAATTAGGGGCTATATTAGGAGATATAGATTTGCAGACTAGTACTCCTCCTGTATACGCAGGGTCTCCAGGATACACTCATACTACTATAGGGTATCAAACTAGAAATAACAAGTATGTCAATGGAGGCTTGATTGCTGCCCCCTTTTACAGAGACTACTAGGTGAAAGACGATTTCTCCACTAATGCTGACGCATATTGGATGGTGTACCCTTGGCACAGGTCAGGCTCTATAAATAATGATAGTAGGAGGCCTTCTGATAAAGGAACCTAGAGTGCAGTCCTCTCAAAGAAAAAGATTTCTAACCTTAAATTCTTTGATACTAACAAGTCGGCTGGAGAAATTTTAAATTATAAGATAAGCACTCCTTAGCTATTCTCCTCTAATGAAGTATCTCTTGTTAAGCTAGCTCCTGCTTACCTGAACAAGGAAATCCCTTATCTAGGGAACGTAGATACCCT